ACCGATATTTATCGTTTGACATTTTTGAAGATATCGTATTCGGTTATAACACGGAAGCGCATATTATTGGCTCGGGCCCAACTATCCGCAGCTGCCCACTTGGCCATATTAATAGCCACGCTGAGTTTATCACGATAGCTACGTGCTGATTCCATGGTAGTCTCGGCTGAGGGCTTTACTTCTACTACTTCTGTATGTTGCTTTTGATTGGCATCTACGTAGACTATGAGAAAGTCTGGAACATAGATAGTATTCTTACCACTGACTGGATTATAGTAAGGAATCTTAACGCTCTCTGACGTCCAATTTAGTACTGCGGGATTATTGTCACAGAAATTCATGAACGCGAATTCCCAACTACTACGATATGTAGGGCTTTTCTTCCCCATATATTTTTCTGGATTCTTTATTGTAAATTTACCGTTAGCGTACTTGGCCATTATGCTAAGATAGTTCTCTGTATGTATTTGCCAGTCCTGGGACTATTACTCAATCCAAGTAAACTAGTTCCTACGCGATTAAGATTCAACAGCATGGTTAAATATGCATCAAGTTCGCTGAGATTATTATAAGGCACACTAGGACCTGGTTTAGCATACTGTTTTGATCCTGCTGTCCAGTTTCCTGTATTTGGATCATAGGCATTTGTGTCCTGCGCATCGCTATTGGTTTCACTAGAATATGTAGGACTTGTTAGCCTATTTTTGTCACTGAATTTTTTCAACTGCTCGACAACTTCTAGAGGATCTAGGCTCTGCTGTATGCAGGTATAGACCACAGCACCTGCTAGTGTTTTACCGGTTTCTCTGTCCCCCGTTATCATTTGGAAATAGGCCACCACTGCATCATTTTCGCTAGGGCCAACCACGGGCTGTTGGACGTAGAAATTATTAAAGTATTGTTGGGTTTCGTTTAAGCCGTCGTTGGTTGGTAAATTTCCCGAAGTTGCTGACATAGTATATCCTTATAAATCTGTGCGACCTTGGTCGCTTGAGCCAAAGATACTAGAAGTCGACCTCTTAATACCATCTTGTACCGTGCCACTGGTAGGCACGAAAATACTGCTGAGCGGAGAGCGTCCTTTCATGATATTTTCGCCAATCCGGCTCAGATCCAATGCAGGAGTTTGTTTGATCTGTGTGTTAGTGCCTGTGAGGATATTCGTAGCATTGATGACATTCTGTACCGTGCTGCCTAGGTCCCCATTCTCAATGCTGTTTAATATGCTGTCTCCGGCACCGATCAAAGCACCAAGATTACGCAGTGGGCTGCTAGTTTGATCATAGTGTACTTCGCTAAATCCTAGGACTGTACCATTGCTGACTGGACCTGTGTCATACAACACACTTTCATAATTGACCGTCATAGTATGTTCCAATGGTTGGTATTCACCGGCTGTGTGTTGGCCATGTTGGAATATGCTGATCATTGGACGGATTAGATAATAGCTGCTGAAGCGTTTCTGATGCAGGCTATAGATCCTTATGCTGGTGATAAAAGGAATGTTACCTGCCAGATCGGTCTTGGGACTGTATCCCCAATTCTGTTGCTGGCGTTGTTTATACTTGCTGTCATCTTTGAAATTTTCCAATGGATAATCGCTGTCTCTGTAGTAGTAAGAATAGTAGTTGTACCAGAACTTGCGAACTACATCAGCACTATCATCATGGAAGGTGATGGTCACTGGATCATAGGTAACCTTTTCTTGTTGTACTGTCTTTCTATTGTAGGCATTATGCGTCTTGGTAGTGACAGTAAATTTAGGTAACTGTACTTGCTTGGCCATAAGCCCCGTTTCTATCTGGCTTAATTGATCCATGTTGGCTATGTTCGGATTTACATCAATAAACACGTGGAATAGATTATTTAATTTAGGGCTAAGTCTATACAAGCCATCAATGAATGTTCGTGCGGCATGCTGATAGTCCCTGACATTCCTATTAGGTGCTATCGACTGTAAGATACTGCCCCAGATGTTGTTTCTTGCCATGATGCTTTCCGTTTTATATATTTATCCGATAAAAAAAGCCCGGTTTTTTACGCCGAGCTTTTTGAAGAGTTTCGTCTGGATTATCCAGTAATTACTGTGCCTAGTGTTCTTGTTATCTGAGAACCAATACCTGAACCTGTAGGTGTTTGCAGTGCGTTGTCGTAACGTATTGTCAATGATACTGTTACTGGATCATTGGTAGCATAGTTATTGTCACCATAGTCTGTGGTGCTTAGGTAACAACCATACATCTCCCAAGTTTCAAGGATGTTAGGAACGTTCGTTCCGTTGCCACCATCGAGGATTTCAAGAACAGTAGTAAATTTATAATCAATACCTGAACTTGCAGAACTTTGTTCAAAGAAATCATATTGTTTCTGCATCTGTTCACCAACACGTTTGCTTACTTCACCGCCCGCATCATCACGTAACATGCAGGATACTTCTGCCCAGGTAGGTTTACCAGCTAGATAAACTTTGCTGTTGTAGATAGGAATTTCAATAGGGTCAAAACTCACGCTCGGACGTTTGAAATCCATGACCTGTTTGGTCAGCTCAGTAGTAGGTTGTGTAACACCAAAATTCAAGAAAGTCACGCGAAAGCGGAACTTTAATTTTGGCATTAACAGACCCTGTGAACTAGCACTCTGATTTGTGCTTAGGGGTACTGTAAAATTTGTTAATGATGATGTTGCCATCTTATTTTCCTTTTAATACTATAATAGTATTTAGCTGTTTTTATCTCATATCGGGGGAGGATCACTCCTCCCATAATATGCGTATATTAATTAATAGTCAAAGCTGCTCCGGTGTTTTGTAAGCGAACCGGAATATAGATAAACTCAATGGCTTTAACTGGTTGTATAGCGATATCAATATACAATTCATTATTATCAATCCTGATAGGAGTGTTATTTGATGTATCGCACACTACCAAGTAGTCATAGATCGCACGTTTAGCAACTAGATCGTTAAACACTGAATCAAATGCTCCTTTGACTTGGCTACGTGTAATCGTGTCATTTGGTTCAAATATAAATGGCTGTGCAATCCTACCTAATATTGTTCTTAGATAAACAACTAGTCTTGCCACGTTGATACGATCCATCGCACTTGCCTGCGCACTGCGAGTTTTCTGACCGTATGCGACTAAGCCAACACCAGGTAATATAGTGATTGGATTAACTCTGTTTCTGTATAGAACATCTCGCAATCCACTCGTTACACCAATTGACTTGAACGTATTATTGTCTGCTGTATCAACATAACCAATAGCTGTGACATTATCAATTAAACCGCGGCGCACACCTGCTGGTGCAAACCATGGATAACTAACAGCATCACTGCGGATGATAGTTCTCAGCATCATGTGACTTGGAGGAACTACGACACTTTCTCCATCTAGATTAGTAGCAAATCCACTTGGATAGTAAACACCTAGATATTCGCTGTTGCTGACTAACCCATCTACACCATTATCTACCACAAGGTTAGTATTTCTAGCCCATGCATCAATGTTAGTCGAATCACTAGTTAAGTCTAATGGACTATCACCGATAATGAAAGCTGTGTTAAGGCGATCATTGTTTAAGGTAATCATGTCTTGGATCAGTTCAGGGTATCCTGGGCAGCAGATCAAGTTGAAATTTGTCTGTTCTTCACGTAACACTGTGCTTGCGGCCACTGCTGCTTTAAGTGCTTCAACCACTGTTGAACGCTGTGCTTTAGTGCCAAAGTATGGAACTGCTGTTGTAGGATCAACTCCACTTTGTGTGAACCATGTTGCTGCTTCTGTGCCTGTGACTGTTGCTAGTTCTGCACTGGTAAATCCTGCACTTTCAAATCGTTTAACATTAAATCCACTGCGACGTGTATTGAATAATATTGTACCACGTGCATATAATTGATATGCTGGACAATCTGGATCAATGTAATCGCTGGTAATTAAACTTGTGATAGTTGGCAAGCTGCCTGTGACAACATCAACGTTACCTGTAGCTGACCAACGTGCATCTGCGAACACTATGCCATTGGCATCAACATCATCTGCGTTGTCAAATAATTCCCATGTCGCACCATTGTAGCGATACAATACAGGATAGTTGGCTAGATCAGCATCACTGGTACTGATCCATAAGTCACCTTGGACTAATTGACTAGTGCCATCATTCTGTGTTAGTGGTTGGCTAGCTGCAAAAATTGGACCAGCTGGGTCTGTTGCTGTTAGATCATATCCACGTGCATCATTTGCCACGTTTCGATAACCTTTCCAACCTGCACCATCATTGATTAGGATGTCAGCTACTAATGGATCACTATAGTACCATAACGTACCATCGCGTGGATCACTGTAAGGCTCTGTTGCTGAATATGTATAGGTTAGTTCTGTAAATGGGCTAGCTAGATATACCACACTCGGAGTTAGTTCTTGAACACGAATAGAACTATTTAACCCAGCTGTGTCCATCGGAGTACCAACTAACTGCGTCCATCCAATAATACCACCAGCTAGATGGCTAACAAAAACTTGTCCATCTGAGTTAATTCCTGCTGTGATATTTGGCAAATTGGCTGCTAGTATAGCACTAACCAATGCTGTTGCTGGTTGTACATTGCCACTGCCACCAATGGTCACTGTGGCCGTGCTTAATGTGCTGCTACCCGGAACACTTACACTCATGCTGAAACTATCATTGGCTCTATATGTTAGTGCTGCTCCACCTGCTACTGTACCATTGATAGTCAAGATACCTTGGACGTTCTTGATGAAAGGAGTAAATGTAGCTGATGTTGTACCTAATAGGTCATATTTAACATATAATGCACCTGCATCAAGGCTTGCACCGCCACCTACTGGATCTAGACCATATATGGCTGCTGCATCACCTATGTATAATGGAGCACTTAATTGTGTGAAACTGTCTAATACAGCACTGTATTCTTTGATCGCATAGCTAGCACCGTTGCCTGTGGCAGTGGTCTTGAACCATACTGATCCATCAGGACGTGGAGTTACATCACTGGTTCTCCAAGCTGGAGGTGCTGTGTAACCAGCAAATTCAACAGTTGGGCTATTGTAGGCATAGACATTACCACCACTGCTGATAGTAGCTAATCCTGATTGTAGGATACCTAGGTTAGCCGCGCAGTCAACGTTTGCTCCAAGGAGCACTGATCCTCGAATAATTTGTAGCGTATCTGGTTCACTTGTGCTAGTGTCAATCACGCCTCGAAGGTTACCAGCTGCATTGCTGTAAAGAACTGTTAGACCGTTTGAGAAAATTTCCAATTGGTTGCTAGAGTTTACAAATGCCGAAACACCCGCAATACTTGCTGAATTAATATTAGTTGCAGCTGCTGAAGCTGTCGTGCCCGACATGGTAACAAGATTACCATTGATGAACATTTTATCGCCGGCTGTAACTGTAGGACTTGCGATGTTACCTGTAACCGTCGGAACCACTGATTTCCAATCGTCGCTGCCTACTAGTACCCAGGCATTGTCAAATCCCTTGTAATAGATTGGATTAGCTGAACTTGTGGCTACCACAGCATACTCACCAATGCTACCGTATGAAGCTAGTGGAATACCACTGCTGAGATAGCTAGTCGATGTGATCACTGATGGTGTTGTTAGGGTGAATCCAGTATCTTCTGACCACTCATAGATACCATAGTTAGTAGTGCCTATGTCTAACCAATATGTTCCATCAGGAGGTGTTCCTGTTGGGCGTGTGCCTGTACCTTCTAGCTGTGCTAGATTAATATTGGCTCGTTGCACATACATGGTATTAGTCACACCCAGTGCTGAATAAGCTGCTAATAGGCCATATTCGTTGCGTTCATCGCCGTTAATTGGATTATC